AAAGGGCGGGAAGTATCTAGGTATTTGCCTTGGTGCTTATTGGGCTGATCAACATTACTTCGATATTCTCAATACTGGCACCCGAGTCGAACAATATATCAAACGTCCCAACTCAGATACAAAACGGCCCCACGCCAAAGGACAGTTGGTCTCCTGGCAAGGGCAACTAGAAAGGATGTATTTCTATGACGGCTGTGCTATTATTGGTGATAATATGGACATTGTGGCTACCTATAGCAACGGTGATCCTATGGCTGTTATACAAGGGAAAATTGGGCTGATTGGTTGTCATCCGGAAAGTCAAAAGGTTTGGTATGATTATTATACCTGGATGCCTAGGCATTGGCATAACGGAAAACATAACACACTGTTGTTAAAATTTGTAGACAAACTTATGGAATCTAACTAAGTCTGCGCCACTTGGGTAGATTAGCAGGCCATACAAGAACAAACTGAAAAAGATCAATATCCGAATAAAATTCCACTGTAACGATCTGATCTTGTCTATTGTGTGTAAATTTGATCTGAGGATATTGTCGTCGTATAGATCTCAGTGCATTTCTTATTCGACGAATCCTACTCCATCGTCGATGAGCTAGCACGAGATCTATACTTAGATCATCGAATATTATGCGAACTGCATCCAATATTGAATCCAAAAATACATACCGATTATTATCAATCCAAACTCAACTCTTTCTCGATAATAACCTGCGGGCTTAGGTACCTTGAGAGGTTCGTCGACCTCTTCGGGTCGACTTTGGATCCTTGTGTTTTGGATCTTCGGTTTCGCATATTGCCAAGGCGGCCTAGGTTTATCCGGAAATATCATCTTTTTGGTGCAATGCGATCAGCGATTCGCTTCTGTGTGCCGTCGACTTTTTCCCTGAGATTGATAACATCGTCTCTGAGTTCGTTGCCGTGGTCTTGACATTCTTGAAGATGATCTCCTAGACTATCGGCTAATCCTGCTAGAGCACGAATTTCTAATCGATTAAGTTCAGCTGACTTGAGAATGATATCGGTCTCAGTTTCAGCTAATTCAACTCGTTGACTGTTATCATCTTGGGCGGCAGCCTGCATCATAGCTGTCAACTCTCCGTCAAACCACAGTGCGTTCTCGTCTGACACTTCATCACAGTGTTCAACCATCATTTCGTTGAGCACATAGAAACGTTCGCTGACATCACCAATCTTACGAATAGCATCAGCCATTTCTTGAATGATAGTTACCATTTCTTGATTAACCTGATTGCGATGGTGCAGATAATCTAGTTTGGTCTTTGTTATCATCGAATCTTGGAACAAGGCCTGCATAGGTGTTGCAGGCTGCAACTGTGTAAGCATCATCATACGATTACGATATACATCGTCTGTGGTGCGCATAATCAGTTCGCGATTACCGCCCGCATTAATAGTATAACTTTGCATAGCATCAGTTACATTTTCTTCGACGATTGAACGAGCCACCTGTACCTGAGCCACGTTGAACTGAACCAGGGCTTCTGAATCCCAGGCTCGTCTTGTATTTTTAGCAACTAATTCCTGCTGTTTCGCTACCTGTTCGGGATCAGCACTTTTAGCACTGCGCTGTTCTCTAAGATAACGTAATTCATCTTGCAGCTCTTTGATCATTTCCATTTCGGAACGGGTCTCAGGGGCTGCTGCCTGTTCTTTCTTTGTTCTGGCCATCTAAATCTCCTTAAGGTTGATTTAGGCCTAGCTCAGATCGCCTCACACGCAGGGATATTTATTATGACAGAACTCTCTCGTAAATTTCTTTCCAGTTTTTAACTACAGGATAAGAACATTTGTGATGCATATTATGCCCGTGTTCAATTAGAATTGATTTAAGTCCTAATTTGTGTCCAACATCTGCGTTAGCTGGCTTGTCCTCAAGCCACCATAGGCCACTATCACGATACGGTTCAAGAGCTTCATCCTTGTCAGCGCCTGTGTCTAAACAAATAACTGATTCGATAGCATTGCCAAACAACTTACGCAGATTCATTTCACGCAGTTTCTGTGCATTCTTATCTAGACTTAGACTTGTGATTACACGGAATTCATAGCCGTGTTCTTCGTGCAGTCTTTTAACATAATAAGCACTATCACGAAGTGCAGGTAAGAATCCAATTGCTGCAGATTCGTTAAAAGTCTTAACAACCTTTTTGGCATCCTTTTCTTCTAGCTCATTATAGTGGTGATGCAGATAATAGCTTTTCTTGTTATCTGCTGTAAGTGTGTAACCGCGTTCTTGCATCCAAACTGAGAATGCCCATTCCCAATCTAGTAGAACTCCGTCTGCGTCTGTTAAAATGATTTTTTTCATACTGTAACGTCTATGTTTTGTCCTAGGTTTCTATCCAATTCTCTAGCTCTTTGAGTATTATCTACTCTAAGTTTTTGCAGATGTTGTTCCTGTTCTACTCTATTTTCATAGAGAGTTTTATCTCGCATTTTTTGGAGATATAAGTGATGTTCTTCGTAGTATTTTAATGATGCAGAATTGATTTTCATACTTGTATTATATACCCGGTTAATTAAAAAGTCAACCGCTATCGCTGTACCATAAATACGGGCAACATACAAGGAGCAGTTTTAATAATGTTAGAAACCATCTGCGACATATTAGTAGAATCGTATAAACGCAATTGGATCACAAGTAGAGATGGCAATATTTCGATTCGCCATCACGATCGTGATCATTTTTACGTCACTCCTAGCGGAGTTCGTAAACAAACGATGCAACCGGATCAGTTCAAGAAAATAAAGATCCTATCTGATCGTTATTGGGAAGAAATGATTTATTCCGAAATTTCATCTGGACTGCAACCTACAGGTGAAATGCCATTGCATTTCGGTCTCCAGCACAAGATACATACAGACGAAGTTCGTGTAGTAACCCACATCCATCCTACTTATTGTGTGGCGGCTATGCACGCCGGAATTGAATTATCAGAATTAGTTAAACATTTTCCAGAATTAGGCCGTTATACTCGTGTAGCACCAAACGTAGGAGACGTTCCGCCTATAAGTCAAGAACTGGGAGATCAATGTCATAAAAAGTTGGGTTTAAATGAATCTACAGGTGAGATTAAGTACGACATAGTAGGTATCAAAGGACACGGGGTCGTGGCTATAGATTCAACTCCATGGCGGTCTTTTGAACACATAGAGCGACTAGAGCACATTTGTAAAATTGTTCTGGCCTCCGGGAATTATTAATGATAGAACTTTTATATACCTTAGTGATGGTACAAATCACTATAGCCTGTGTCACGCTTTATCTACACCGTAGTCAGGCACACAGAGCAGTACAGTTTCATCCGGTAGTAGCACACTTTATGCGATTCTGGTTATGGTTGACTACCGGAATGGTCACTAGAGAGTGGGTAGCCATACATCGTAAACATCATCAGGCCAGCGATACAGAAAAAGATCCACACAGCCCGCAGGTATACGGAATATGGCGTGTATTATTTGGAGGCGCATTACTGTATGCCAACGCTGCAAAAAATAAACTATTAATACAAGAATTAGGTCACAGCACACCTAACGATTGGATAGAAGAGAATTTGTATACCCCGCATAGTCGCCTAGGGATTCTTTTAATGTTGATCATAGATCTTGTTCTTTTTGGCCCTGTGGGATTTTTTGTGTGGGGTATACAAATGCTATGGATTCCGTTTTGGGCCGCAGGTGTTATCAACGGTCTAAGTCATTGGTGGGGATACCGCAACACAGATACCAAAGATACTAGTCGTAACTTATGGCCTTGGGCTATCTGGATTGGCGGAGAAGAACTGCACAACAATCATCACGCCAACGGTGCATCTGCTAACTTTAAACAAAAGAGTTGGGAGTTTGACATAGGTTGGATGTATATCTCAATACTAAGATTCTTTAAATTAGCTAAAGTTAGATAAAAGAAAACCCCCTTTCGGGGGTTTCTTGTTTCCACTATATTATAATGCTCTACGAGCCTATATTATTTCTTCACGCCGTTGTTAACAAATGCGTACATTTTTTCGGCGGTCTCTAGTACTTTATCTAAACCTGGAAACTCTGGCATATCAACTGTGGTAACGATCTGACCAGTCTTCTCGTCACGTTTGGCAGTCATTTCCCATCCTTGGAACTTTGAGTGGAACTCGTCGCTTAACATGCCCTTGGCCATGTCCAAGATGTCTGTGCGGATTTCGTAGCCGTTTTTGTTAAATTTTACTTCTGGTAGTTTTGGTGTAAAGTCTGACATATTATTCTCCTTTGTATGTGTGTATGTCTTGTACCTTAGGCGGTACCTTCCTTCTTTGGAAACCAATGCTTACTAATGGATTCCACAGAATACTTAGCCATTTCGATGGTGTTATTCACAGCCATCTTGGCAAATTGTGTTTGCGCATCGATATATGCGTGTGCCGCTTTGTTTAGGGCAGGATCTTTGTAAATCTGATCGGTAACGATCTTTTTTGTGTTTTGAAATGATTCAATGTAAAAAACTGGTGAAAACATAACTCCTCCTTGTGTGTTTGTGTATGTGTTATTATATATCCCTGATGGGAAAAAGTCAAGAGTAAACACGGATCATTCCGCCATTACACGTTTTGCGGCTTCGTAATCGCCCAAACGAGCAAAGTAAGTGGCAGCTCTAGCCCTGCCAAACGAGTCCATCACGGACCAGATGTAGTTGATGAATGATTTCATAAAAATTTCCCCTGTTGTGTTCTGTATTCGAACTCTTTGGTAAAATGTTCTACATCTGAGGCGTTCTGTGGGTACCTGCTAGTGATGTAGCGGTCTAGCTCGCTTTGATAATGCTGTTTAGGAAACATTTCGGCTAATCGCTCCAACATCCTAAACATCTGTTCTGATAGATATTTCATTTTTATCCTCTGTAAGTGTGTGTAGAATCAGTGTTTCTACTGAGTATTTATATCAATCAATGTGCGGTCGCACATTATTTCATTTGACAGCCCTGCTATTTTACTTTAATATAAATTAAATTTGAGTTAAATATACTATCAATCGGATTAAAGATGAAGTTACGAACCAGATCAATTTTACAAGAACTTAATTCTATAGCAGAAGTTCGAAACAAAGACGCTCTTATCGAAAGTAGAGCGATCAATGTCATCAATTCAGCTATTAATCTGTTAGAATCGATCCAAAAAAATTATAGCGAAGATGCAGCTGACGAGTTAGAGCGCAGATTGATCAATGCTATAAAAGGACAAGACCCGGCTAAATTTGTAAGAGGCATACGAAGAATAGCAGAGTCCAGAAAAAATCAGAAAAAATTGGAAGAGAGCAATGACTGAATTATTTGAGGGTGGGAATGTATTCAAAGGCCCAGATAAACAGCCTTTAACTCGTAGGATCACTAGATCAGAAATACCTACAACCATCGCTTTTTTAGAAAAAGAGACCAGTGTAGATTTCAGCACAGACAAAGATGAAGAAGGGGTGCCTATCAAATGGTTAGGTACTACTGGACGTAAAGCAGACAGCGGAGATCTTGATCTGTCAGTTGATGCCAACGAAATCAATAAAACAGAATTCGCAGAAAAACTTAGATCTATTTTTGGCAAAGATTCTGTAAAATTAAGCGGCGATAATGTACACCTAAAAACCCCAATCAATGGAGACCCTGCCAACGGATTTGCACAGACAGATTTTATGTTTTCAGCTAATCCTAAATTTCAGCAGGGCAGTATGTTAGGTAGCGGGCCAGACAGCCCATTCCGTGGTGAACATCGTCATATATTACTAAGTTCAATTGCTCGCGCCAGAGGAATGAAGTATTCACCTAAGTTTGGTCTTATGAATGCTGAAACAGATGAAACTGTTCCTGGCGGAGATGACTGGAACACTATCGCTAAACAACTGCTAGGACAGACTGCTACGTCTAAAGATATTCGCAGTGTAGAAAATATCATCGCCTATATTAGAAAGCTGCCAAATTACGAAGAACTTATTTCCGCAGCCAGAGAAACACTGGGGCGTTCCGGAATAGAACTTCCTAAAAACGAAGCCGTAGAAAGTTATCAACCTGGCACAATAGGCTGGATGCGTAAATTAATAGAAATCTGTAAATGAGAGCATTTGAATTTTTAACCGAAGCTGACGCCCCTGCTCCTAAAAAAGTAGGCAGAGAGTTTAACCACCTAGAAGATCTAGTATTCACGGAAACCAACGGTGCTCAACGTGCGATCAAAGTCCTTAAGGATCTAGCCAATCCATCTAAAAAAATCGCTATCAAGTGGGACGGCAACCCTACAGTCTACTGGGGACGTGAAGAAGACGGTGCCTTCCGTATGGTTGGCAAAAACAACTGGGGACGTGAAGAAGGTAAAAGCTCTAGCCCAGAAGAACTCAAACAGTTTATCATGAGTCGTGGTAAGGGCGAAGAATGGCGAGCCAAATTTGCAGGCGATATGGCTGCTATGTGGTCAGTGTTCGAAGCAGCCACACCAAACGACTTCAGGGGATATGTCTACGGAGATATCTTGTTTCATCCAGGCAAACCTTATCAAGGTGCCGACGGTCGTATCAGCTTTACTCCGAATCAAACAACCTATGCTGTAAAAGGAACTAGCGAAGTAGGAAGAAAGCTGGTCAAAGCTAAGATCGCTGTAGCAGCACATCAGCAATACGGATACTTCGGTGATAAGAGTGGAGAGCCTTTTGAAAATCCAGAAGCTTTTTCCACCAACCCAGAATTAGTAGTCTTTGGTCAAACATATGTAAGTTACAGACCAGAGGTCAGTGCAGACAATTTAGGCAAGATCGAAGCTCTGGCTAAAAATCAAAACATCATAAACAAATTCCTAACTCCGGTTGCAGGAATGGGTTATTTACAAAATGAAATTTATAGTTTTGTAAATGCACAGAGCAAAGCAAAGCAATTAGAAAATATAAACTCAGATGCTTTTTTTAACTTTTTACAAAAAACTCCAGCCAAAGCTGTAAAGGTCAAAGCACACAGTGATTCTAATCCTGGTGTGTTAGATAACTTATTCGAATTAGTTAGAGAAATAATGGCTGCTAAAAATGAAATAATCCGTGAACTTGATCAAGCCGAAGGTGACATCACAGCCAGCACTGCCGGTAAGCCGGGCGGCGAGGGGTATGTTAGCGGAGATGATTCTGTTAAACTAGTTCCTAGAGATCGCTGGACTCCATTCCGCGCCGATTAGCAGCTCAAAACACCTGATTTTTACTCCGACATATAAATACTAATGCCGATCCCGGAGCGGGATCATTTGATTAAGGAGAAAATATCATGGCAGATTTAATTAGTTCAACAGTTGGTTCAACAACATTTGGTGTTAACTTTAACGTAGCAAAAGCCGGTAACGGTATTGCTGGCCGCACACGTATTTTAAGTCTTGCAAAGACAAATATGACACAAACAGAACTAAACAACGTTATTCGTGCGTTACAGACAGGCGGTACAGCAGGTACCGACGATGCAGTTGTAATTGCAGGTATCAGCGTACTAACAGAATCAGGCGTATTCACTAGCGGAACAACTGATGCTGTGCAAGTTGCAGTACAGGGTACAGGTACTTTAACAGCAGGTGCTGACTACCGTGGCGTTACTGGTGTAACAATGGCAGTTATTGCTGATTTCAACCAAACTCCAGTGTAATTTTTTCCAGGGATGGGAAGGGGAAGGGCGGAATTTATTTCCGCTCTTTTTTTGTCTGTGTAAATAGTAGCATATTATGCCTAGATATCAAATTATCACCCTAGTTGACATCACTAGGACTAATCCTGCTAGATCAGAGACAGATAAAATAAAATTGGCTCAACAGGCCAATTTTAACAGCCTATTACAAGCTATTGGTTTAAGATCAAATTGTGAATGGGTCAAAGATCCGGTTATGCAAAACGGAAGACTGCCTTCTCCTTTAGAGGGCAAGGCTGCTCACTGGTGTTGGACATTTGATGTTGAGCGTGATGAAGTATTCCTAAAAGACAACGATCCTGTCGGACTGCTAGTAGATGATTTGAACGGTGTTCCCATCATATCAAATTTAGATAATTCAGTAGATATAGATCCTCCTATTTTTTCTACAAAAGGAGACAATATCAATACCTGGATAAATCCGATTTAAGAATAAATAAAACATTATAGGCATATTCAATAGGCAAAATTAGGCACATATCCTTCCAGGAACTTGACTTAATTCAGGAGATCAGAATATGCCATCAATGGCTGAAAGAGTAAGTGTAGTCGAAGTACAGGTAACTAATCTAGACGAAAAGATTGACGAAATAAAAGTAGAAGTCAACCATTTAGGCACCGGTATACATAAGCGTCTTGATCAGATGTATGATGCATCATGCACACAACATGCCGAATTAGCATCATCGTTAAAAAACACACACTTAGAGTTAGATGCTAAAATTACAGAACTACAGCAGTTTAAACAAAAATGGATGTATCTGATACTAGGAGGGTTAGCTGTATTAGGATTCGTATCCGGACATTTGGAAACTATTATTAAAATATTTGCCTGATAAGAACAGGCAGTTAAATAAAGGACCATAGGTCCTTTTTTTATGACTAGACTTAGCAACAAGCTAGAATCCCTGATTAAAAACAATAGAGATATACTTCCTGTTAAAACAGAAGAGGGCATCCTGGTAGGAACAATATTGATTGTAAGTCAAGGATTCAGTAAAAGTCTTTATCATAAAGGAAAATTACTCTACAAAAATCTTCACTTAAATATTACCACTGTTAGGATAGCCAATTTATTAGCTAAACAACAATCTACTATCAAAACTGAGACCATATACAGAGCTGATCAAGAATACGGCAAGTGGTTCACCGAAAGCCAATTGCTAAGAAATCAATACGAAAAATCTATGAAAAACAAGAATTACGACAAAGCAGATGTCTTATGGGCTAGGTACTGTGAGAGCAGAGATAAAATGCTAGCAGCCAAGAAAAGAGCAGAAGCCCTTTGTGTAATATCTGAATAAATACAACATTAATCTGGACTCATCATTATGAAAACTACTGATTTATTTAAATTTAACAGATCGTCAGCAAGGATCAACGAATCTATCGAAAAAACTTTCGGTAGGAAAATTAATTTTTCTGACTTCGATCTAATTAAATTAGAAGATGCAAGAAACAAGCTAAGGACACAGCTCAGCCAAATTAGATCCGAGTCCGGATTTAACGAAAATCTAGAGAATGATGCTTTCCATCAGGCTCAATGGATTCTAGATGCCATTAACAGTGAAATCGCTAGCCGCGACGAAATGACTTTAGAATCAGAAAATACTACAGAATCCCAAGGAGAAGAAATGACAAAAGTAACAGAAGGTGAGATCCAACAAGCCCAGTCGATCGTAACCGCAAAAACAATGGTAGACAGAGTAGGTCGCTGGATTGAAGAACTTTCTGGCATGGAGAACGACACACTACTCCAGTTAGGCGATCAGATCCGTGACGAGATGGG